TTGCTGACTCGTTCTTTGCCTCTGTTTATCCTACTATTACTTCTGGTAAAAGCACGAAGGTAATTATAGTTTCAACACCCCACGGTATGAATCATTTCTACCGTATGTGGCATGATGCGGAAAGAAGTAAAAATGAATATGTTCCTACAGATGTTCACTGGTCTGAAGTTCCAGGTAGGGATGCTAAATGGAAAGAGCAAACTATTGCTAACACTTCAGAATCTCAATTTAAGGTTGAGTTTGAATGCGAATTTCTAGGTTCTGTTGATACTTTAATTGCTCCCAGCAAATTGAGGAGTATGGTATATGAATCTCCAGTTAAACAAAATGCTGGGTTGGATATATACGAACCACCAAAAGAAAATCATGATTATATAATGACTGTTGATGTTGCTAGAGGAGTTGGAGAAGATTACTCAGCATTTGTTTGTGTAGATATTACAGAGTTTCCTCATAAAGTTGTTGCCAAATATAGGAACAATGATATCAAACCAATGTTGTTTCCCAATGTAATCTATGAAGTAGCAAAAAACTATAATAGCGCATTTATACTCTGTGAGGTCAACGACATTGGTGACCAAGTGGCATCTATCCTACAATATGATCTTGAGTATCAAAACCTACTTATGTGCTCTATGAGGGGCAGAGCGGGGCAGATTGTGGGTCAGGGGTTTTCTGGCAAGAAAACCCAGTTGGGTGTAAAGATGTCCAAAACTGTGAAGAAGGTTGGATCTCTTAATCTTAAAACGTTGATTGAAGAGGATAAACTTATTTTTAATGATTATGAGATTATTTCAGAACTCACAACTTTTATTTCAAAACACAATTCGTTTGAGGCAGAAGAAGGTTGTAATGATGACCTTGCGATGTGTTTGGTTATCTATGCTTGGTTAGTAGCACAAGATTACTTTAAGGAACTGACTGATCAAGATGTCCGTAAGAGATTATATGAGGAACAAAAAAATCAAATTGAACAGGATATGTCACCATTTGGATTTATGGATGATGGCATGGGAGATGATAGTTTTACTGATGATGATGGAGATAGATGGTTTAAGGCAGATGAGTATGGAGACACTGCAGGTGGTATGGATTATATGTGGCGATATTGATGGAATTTGATAAACAAATAAAACTTGGTCACTTACTTCTCGCTGATAGAAAATGTAGAATTTGTGGTGAGACTAAAAATCTTATAGAAGGTTTCTATAGAACAAGGAAGAATAGAGGACCGGTAGCATCATCATATTCATATGAGTGTAAAGAGTGTACTATAGATAGAGTAAAGACAAATAAAAAGAAAACTGATCCGTTTATAGGATGGAGTTATCCAGACTGGTAGTTCACGCCACGTTTCCCCACTGAAAATATAGTTTTTAATAAATATTTTCAGACAAACTGAGATTACGGAGAAAAAAATGGCGACTCCTCAATTATCTCCAGGCGTACTCGTCAGAGAAGTTGACTTAACCAAAGGTAGAGTTGATAATGTTTTAGATAATATTGGAGCAATTGCGGGTCCATTCGCAATCGGCCCTGTAAATGAGTGTGTTCAAGTTGACAATGAGCAGGCACTTATCGATGTATTCGGTAAACCATCCAACAACGATGCTCAATATGAGTATTGGTTGTCTGCTTCCTCTTATCTTTCGTATGGCGGCGTTCTTAAAGTTGTAAGAACAGGTGGCAGTAACTTAAACAATGCTAACGCAGGTGTTGGTATTGCTCACACTACTAGCCTCAGTGTTAACAACTACGACGATTATTCGGAGAATCACACAAGCGCAACAGACTTTACATGGTCTGCTAAAAACCCAGGCACATGGGCAAACGATCTTAAAGTTTGCGTCATCGACGACCTGGCAGACCAAGTAATCGGTATCAATACCACAAGTCCTTCTGCTGCAGGAGTAACCATTGGTCTTGGTGTTACCGCATCTCTCAATGGTGTAACTGTTCCTGGTTCAGGATCTACAAGTACATTTACTGGATACCTCAAGGGCATCGTTACAGGTGTTACAACATCTACAACTGGAGCAAGTACCTTCGACGTTAAGATCGTTTCTCGCGTTCATACAGTTGGTGGTGGAGCAACAGAAAGTAAAGTTGCTTATCAAGAAGGAACTGCTTACGGAGAGTTTAAGACTACCAATGATTTAGAGTTCACAAACTCTTCGGGTGTTGGTGTTGGAACTATTTCAAACACTCTCGTTACTAGCGCAGTTGACTGGTATGACCAACAGACTCTTGGATTAACAAATTCAACAGTTTTCTGGAAGTCTATCGCACCAAAACCAACAGCAAATAACTTTGCTTCTACAAGAGCATCTTATGGTGATGCCATTCACGTTGTAGTTGTGGATGATAAGGGAAGTGTAACGGGAATTCAAGGCAACATCCTTGAAAAGCATATCAGTCTTTCAAAAGCACTTGATACGGTTTCCGCAGTTAACGCTCCACAGAAAGTTTACTACAAAGATTATATTGCAGACTTCTCTGCTAATGTATATGCAGGTAAGAGTCCATCAGCAGCAGTAGATCTTTTCCACGGAACAGCACCAAGAGCAACAGGTTTCACCGCATATACTGGTGTTAAATCTGCATCCTTCACTCCAGTATCCACGGGTGATGGTACTTGGGGTCAAAACGCGCAGGGCGTAACGTTCTCCGCAGTTGGTAACGTATCTTACACCCTGAAAGGTGGTGCTGATTACGGCGCAAGTGGTGGAATGCTTGCTACTCTTGGTGATATTCAAACTGCTTATTCATATCTTGAGAATAAGGATGAAGTTGCGGTTGACTACCTAATCATGGGTCCTGGTCTTTCTTCAAAAGAAGAATCTCAAGCAAAAGCAAACTATCTTATCTCTCTTGCAGAGCAAAGAAAGGATTGCATGGCATTGATTGGTCCTCATAGAGCAGACCTGGTTGGTCAATCCAATACGACAACTCAAACTGACAATTTGATTGAGTATTTCAGTCCTTTGACTTCTTCATCTTATGCCGCATTTGATAGTGGTTATAAGTACATGTATGACCGCTTCAATAACAAGTTCCGCTATGTACCCTGCAACGCTGATGTTGCTGGTATGATGACTCGTACCAACATTGTTGCTTTCCCATGGTTCTCACCTGCTGGTCAGGCAAGAGGTACATTGAATAACGCAATCAAACTTGCATACAATCCTTCTAAAGCACAGAGAGATAAACTCTATCCCAATAGAATTAACTCTTTCATAACTCAAGCTGGAGCTGGAACATTCCTATTCGGTGATAAGACTGCACTTTCATATGCTTCCGCATTTGATAGAATTAACGTTCGCCGTCTGTTCCTCACCATTGAGCAAGCATTGGAAAATGCTGCAAACGCACAACTCTTTGAACTCAATGATGAGTTAACAAGAGCAAACTTTAGAAACATTGTTGATCCATTCCTCCGTGATGTTGAAGCAAAGAGAGGACTCTTTGGGTTCCTCGTTATTTGTGATGAAACAAACAATACTCCTGATATCATTGATAACAATGAATTTAGAGCAGATATCTATCTGAAGCCTGCCAAGTCTATTAACTACGTTACTCTGACCTTTGTTGCTACACGTACTGGTGTTAGTTTTGAAGAAGTCGCAGGTAGAGCTTGATAATTTATAAAACAAATACCTAAAGGAGAACTAAAACAATGGCCACAAGAAGTAATAAAAGCTTATCTGCTTTTAAGTCTGCACTAATTGGGGGCGGCGCACGCCCCAATCTATTTGAGGTTGAGTTAACTACATTCCCTGCCGAAATTCAAGATGCTTGGGGTACTGAAGGAGCAAATATTTTCTCATTCATGTGTAAGTCGGCAGCACTTCCTGCTTCCAACATCGCACAAATTGATGTTCCTTTTAGAGGACGTATCTTTAAGGTTGCTGGCGACAGAACAGTTGATACCTGGACTGTAACTGTCATCAATGATGAAAACTTTGGTCTCAGATATGCATTTGAGGCATGGGTTGAATTGATGGCAAGACTTGTTAACAACATGGGTGCTACTAACCCAGATGCTTACATGTCAAATGCTACAGTTTATCAACTGGGTAGAGGTAAAGAAGCACAAAGTACAACCAATAAAGGTTCAAGCAACATTATACTTGCACAGTACAACTTCCTTGATATTTTCCCAACTAATGTTTCTCAGATTGACCTGTCTTATGACAATGGCGATCAGATTGAAGAATTTACCGTAGAATTCCAAGTTAATTCCTGGAATAGAGGAGAATTATCAGTACCAGAAGAAGACGACGAGTGATATCTATGGTTTGGTTCTTTCATAAATATATTGAAAGGACCAAACTATAAATCATTATGTCTTCAAAGTTATTTGGATTCTCTATTGAGGATTCCGAACCACTA